TTCAAGAAATTGTGAACATACCAACTTGGAAGAGCGGTAACAGTTTTCAAATAGCTCTTTTCTTTGCTGCATCATCAAGTCAAAATCAATCCGCTTCAATTCAAGTCAAGACAGGATATAACAGTGACAACTCAACTAACTCTGACGGAGTTCCGCAGCTTGAGGTAACACATTCAGGTGGTTCAGATTACGCAGGAACTATAATCGAAGGCGTAGAAAGAGAAAACATTAGCTCCAGCCTAAACAACGTTGGATCAAGTTTTGGAACTAATAATACGCATAATAATACTGGTTCTTATGGAAGCACAAACGCAT